CTAACACTCCATACTTAAAAGAGATTCTTCACAAACTATTTCTGCTAATGTTTGATATAAACTATCTGATTGAAATATTGATTCATCTTGTTCGATAAAACTGATAATAAAATTACCTTCTTCTATAATCTCTACTATCTTTGATTTCTTCTTATACATCATTCAAATATAGCCTCTCTATATAAATATCTAAATCAACAAGAGAAATATTTAAACCGTATGATACATCATCAACGCCAAGTGAAGTTCCTTATTAGTATCGCCATTTATATGAAACTTATAATTGATCCAAGTATCATCATGTATTTTATCTTCTTTAATGTAGTTCCTATGAGTTTTAATTGATTCTTTTGCCTTCTCCAACACACTTGAAAAATCATGATTATCAACAAACATGATTACTGCCGCCTTAGAATCTCTCCATGTTAGATAGCCTAAAAGCTGATCTATTGTTTTCAAGAATGATTTCTCACCTCTCCAAAACTTACACTCACCGATAAACAAGTTCTTCCCTTCATACCTGAGGAGGATGTCGGTCTTCCCTTTTTTATTAAAAGTTTCTCCTGTTGCACTTCCATAAAAATGTGGCTCTAGTAACATTAAGAAGTGATCTCTTAAATCTTCCTCACCTTTATTAGAGTAAACCGATGGCTTTCTTTCAAATTCCTTTCCCATGTCATTGATAATACGAAGGATATCAGTATAAACTTCTTCATGTAAAGTTGGATCAGGAATATAATTTCCAGAATCTACTGAAGGTTTTAATCTTATCCTTTTTTTTACATCTGGACTAGGCACGGTAAAAGTTTTTGATACCTTTTCTTTTCTGCGGATTGGGACTATTATTGCTTCTTCTTGTTTTCTTTGATTTAAAATTTCTTGTTTTCTCGAATTAAAAAAATTAGTTATAAAATTTTCAAGGGATTCGTTGTATTTAGATACATCATCATTTACATTTTTAAACATATCATTTATCTTTTGGTTTACAGATGTTATTTCTCCATTTAATTCTTCTACTCCATCATCGAACTGCACGTACTTATATACCAACTCTCCTTGTTCTACTTTTAAATAAGGGAAAGTTAGCGTGGATCTGGAAGGCTGCATGTTCAATAAATTCCTATCTCCATCAAAGGGGATATGATAATAGTAAACAGGTCTAGGATAATATTCTCCAATATAGACACTATATCTGTTAGGAAAATATTCCGATGGGATGTTCTCTTCCGTTCTCTCAACATCTGCCTTATCAGTATACAGTTCCAATAACTCTATGGTGAACTTTTCAACTAAGTGATTTATATATTCATTTTGATTTACCTGAAGTATATAGTCCTCAGTTTCTGTTTTTATATTGTTTTTAATTTTTTCTTTCATATTATTTAAGTAATCGTAAAGCTCAGTTTTGTAAAATAATCTCTGTCCAAATTGCAAAATATTTTATACCTCCTTACTCAATATCATTTACTTCTATTACTTTTTCGATTTTTCTCTTTTTCTTCTCTATTAATCCACTCATATATTTATCAAATGATTCTTCTGGATAATATTCATTTTTAGTTGTTGTTGAGAAAATAGAAAAATTAGTCACAGAACTTATTGTTTTCGCCCATTCTGCACTTGAGGTTTTAAGTCTTGGTATAGATTCGTATAAAACCTTTAATTGAGAGATATGTTCACCCAAATCTAGATCTGACAAATCTGAATAGGTTTCATGTATTCTTAATGTGATCATATTCTCTAGATCACTATTATTTGCTTCCTCTACACTAGTATTCTTTCGTATATAAATCTTGTTAATTTTAATATCATTACTTTCTTTTTTAGAAATAAATGGGATGTATCTATTTTGCTTAGGAATATAAACTATCATGAATTCCTTATTTTTAAAATCACCATACAAATCATTATCATCGTATCTAATCAATTGTGAATCGAATATTAAATTATCTGGCAGATAATTGCTTACCTTTCTTTGAAAATCCGTGATATCCTTATCCAATTGAATCCCCACTGGTTTGTTTTGTTCATCTTCTACCCCGAATACAATAACTCCCCCACCACTATTTGCCATCGCAATCATCAATTTAGCTAACTTTGTTTCTTCAATAAGTTCGGCTTTAAAATCCAATTCGTTTGTTTCGCCATAGTAGTTTTCCATTAAACTTTGAAATGTTGCAATGTCTAATTGGTTACTATCAGTGTCAAATGCTTCCAGAAAACTTTGATTACCAATTTTAAATCCCATAAATAACATCCCTTTACCAATTTTGTTATAATATACCTAGTATATCATTTTATAATAATTTAGTGATTAAAAATAGAAAGGATACGGGTGAATGCTCTATGGATAACAAAACTATAGATTTGAAAGAATGGAAAATTAAGAAGAAAAAAGATCGCATTATTAAATACTTAGAAGAAAACGGAGTTAAAGCTACTGAAGAAAATATAGAAAAGGTAGAATATGAATTGGACTTTTCTGAAGAATTACAACAAAATATAAATGAGAGTAATTTAGATAAGCTTATAGATAAGGGAGTGGTTGTCTCTAGTTATTTTTCATCAGAAAAAATGCATTTAATTTTCCCTTTAGAAAACGGCGGAACTATTAAGCTTGATATATTTGTTGACTTAAAGGGTAAATTGCAAACAGATATTGACATTAAATAAGCCCCACCACCTTTGTGGTGAGGCTTTCTTCTTACTTAATTCTCTTACCGTATTTTTCATTTACATAAGCTCTACGATTATCGTAAATAACTTCCCACCATCCAGGAACGGAACCAGAAATATTAATCTCTTTTCCTTTTCCAATTGTAGTTAAGTTTTTACTATTTGTGGATGACGGTCTGTCACAAATGTAAGCTGCATTAGATACGTTAACGATCTTAATACGTCCTTTAACAGGAATACCTTCTGACTTAGGCTTAGATGCATTATCTAAATGTTTTTGCGTAACAGAACCAACAATACCATCTACAGTTATTCCTTGATCCTTCTGGAATTGTTTGACTGCTGCTAGGGTTTCACTACCAAAATCGCCATCTGCGCCATATTTAGGTAGTTTATATCCTAACTCAATCAATCTATTTTGTAATACCTTTACTTCTGTGCCTGAATCGCCTTTTTCTACGTAATCCTTAGATGATCCAATATTTACAGATTTACCAAAAGTGTCTGTACCATATCCTTTATAAACGTATTGTAGATGAGGCTTGTCTATGAAACTATTCCAATCTCCACCCCATTCAAAACCAAGTCGTTTAGCTTCAGCTACTGCCTTCTTTACATCTGAAGAGTTGTAACCACTCCAAAGTGTTTCACCCTTAGAGTTTACTGGTACAAAATCCAATGCTTGACCAACTAAATGGTAAGACTTCATAGTTTGTGAAACACCTTTTTTAATGTTCTCACGTTGTTGTGCTTCTGTTCTAATTGTTTCATAGATCAATAGTTCAATATCATTTTTAACTAAATAATCATGCCATTGTAAGGCTTTAGCTTTTGTATTATCTGCTAAGTTAGCAATGTTATCTAGGTTTCTATTTTGATAAATTAAAGCCATTATTTGCTCTCTCCTTTCTGTGTGTCCAAAGCAGTGGATTTACCAAAGTAAAATGAAATAATGGAAATAATGACAGTCTGTATAAAATTAGTTTCTAATGTACCGTTAACAGATAAAACCAAAAATAAAGCAATGACTACTAAAGCAATAATTTTTCGAACTTCAATTAATTTACTTAATTTTTCCTTCAATTTAAATACCTCCTGTAAGTACAATCTTTAAAAATGCTCCAATTACAGCACCGACAATTAGCCTCAGTATCCATGTTGTATTACTGTCAATCTTGTCTATTTTTTTCTCTAAATTATCTATCCTTGTTTCAGTTCTTGTTTGTCTGTTATCTAAGATGGTTACTTTATCTTCAAGGGACTTTAATTCTTCTCGTGTTGCATATTGTAGGTTTTCCAAGGGTTTACCTCCTAACATTTTGGCAAATAAAAAAAACACCTTCAAATTGGTGTTAACTGCTAGTTCCATTATTTTTTAATTCCACTATTTCCTTTTCTAATTCTGTAACCTTGTTGGACAATTCTTGAATTGCTTTCCATGACAAAGTATTCATGGCGTATTGCTCTACACCTTCACCACTTTTAACATGGTCGGGAGTCTCTCTTTCAAGAATTAGACCGTACTTCTCCTTGTTAACATTATTTTCTACATCATTTTTCATTCGATACTTATAAATAACTGAATCGTTTATTAAGTCTAAGGCGTTTTCTGTCCACTCTTCTATGTCTTGTTTCTTTTTTTCTGAAGATGTAGTACTGAATTCATTTGCAAAAAACGTGCCACCCCCGAAAATATTTACTTCACCTACTCCCCCTAAATTGGTAACAGTAGAATTTGTGCCATCAGTGTAAATAGCAAATCCACCTGTAGAAGATCCATTACTTAAATTTTGAAAATATAGTCCACTACCTTCTAAATCAGCCTGAAGCCCATTTACATTGGTTGTACCACCTTTGTTAACCTTCACAGAATTTTTGTATAATGATATTTCTGTATCTCCGTATGTACTTTTCCATAAGCCATCCCATATTGTAGCTGTACCACCTTCACCTTGTGTTACAAACTTACTACCTTGTATGTCGACACCTTCAATATTAATGGCTTTTAATGTCCCTGCATTAATGACATCAGCAACAAAACCCTCACCAGTCATAGCTGTTCTAAAAGTTTTACCACCGTCTTTTGATATTCCAATACCTCCAGAGTTAAAAACGACTATATTGTTGTTATTATTCTTGTCAATAGCAACTATCCCACCATCTTCAGGATATTGTAATTCAGTCATAGAATTATGTAAGGCTTCAGTGGCTTGTTTAACAAATGAATCCAAAAACTCATACTTTACTGTATCGCCTTGAGTTAAAATTTTATTGACTCTGTTTGCAGTTTTCTTAAGATTAGTAAAATCACTTGTTATATTCTCTTTAAAGTTAGACAAAACAACACTTGAATTAGTTGGTTCTTCGGGATATTCAGTATATTCAATTACTCTAGCAGTAATATTAATACCTAATGGCTCATAAATAACATAGATTGTGTCACCTAGATTAATTGTTTCCCCTTCATATCCTGCCTTTTTTAACTCAACAAACTCAATTTCAAAGCTAATCTCAGGTTCATCTTGTAACTGTTCCTTTAAAGCACTTTGTAATGATTCTACTGTTGTATATCTTTCATCGTTAAATGGTTCAGCTTCGATAATTCCATACTTCTCAGCATTAGGAGAAGTGTATTCTGCTTCAATGCCATCCTTACCATAACCTTTTATGTATGTTGCTAGATTGTCAGTATTTACTGATTTAGAAATGGTCTTTAGGTTATGTTTATACCTAATCTGATAATCAGTTTTAACCCCAATCGTTTTCTTAACAACTATTACACTACCGTCAATTTCCATTTCAGCGCCAAACTCATCTAAAGCTGTTTGTATTAAACTAATCGAATTAGCTTCACCAAACTTTTCAAATGGAATACTTGGGAATGAGCCTTGAACACTTGATGTATAACCCGTTCCTTCTAACGCATGATTCATGCAACTTGTTAATGTTAATGAACCGGTCAATACCTTATGTTGGAAATTACCTATCAAATCAAAAAATACATGCTTTGTTACAACACTTTTAAACGACTTGTTTCCAAGTGAAGAATGATCCAAAGTTTTAACTCTATAACGATTGTTGTCATACTCTATAATTGATTCTTCTTGAACTAAAGGAAATGAATGTTTGTTTGTTTCATTTTCAAACACTAAAAAAGAGAGCGAATGATTACCATTTACTCTCCGGTTTCTTTCTAAATCCTTATAAGTTGTTAGTTTCTCTACATTTCCATTTATGTCAATAACATTCATTTATTTTTATCCACCTCCAAAAAATGCACAAAAAAGAGCAATCAGACTAAATGACTGCTCTTTTGATAATTATAATTATGACCTAGAATCTGTCTCTGTAATCTTTTAAATGATTTTGAATCCTATGTATTAAATCTACGTATTGCTTTATAAGATAATCATGATCTGTATCTTCTGTTTCTTCATTAAACATACAATCTGCAATTCTTTGATCCATTTTCCGCACAATATCTGCAACATCGCTATGAATTAGATGAAACTTTTCGTACAGTAACGGTCTTATACCTTCTTGATATAACTCAGTCTCAAAATCTACAAACGTTCCACCTGCAGGAGTCACTAATAGACTTTCACCATCGATTTTCAAAACTGAGTTATATACTTCAAGAGTTTGTATTATTTCATGTTTACGTTGTCTCAGGTTTTCAATTTCTGCATTTTGTTTTATGGATTCTTGTTGAGATTTGTTAGATAAGTATCCACCAATGTAAGCTCCACCTAATACCCCCAGAACTGGAATTAAAACTGTTGATATTTGCATTAAATTTTCCATCATTACACCCAATCTTGTTTTAAGTTTATTTTAACAAAGTTTGGGCAACTCGCAAATATCTATTACTCTGAATTCTTCGATCCTACATTAAATCTACTTCCTCGGTGTCTATATCAATAATGCTAACATCGACTTGAAGCATATCAGCTATTCTATTGCTCAAGCTGTTATTAGGATCTTCTAAACTACCCTCAAGGTTGTATTTTCTAACTAAATACTCAACTCTTTCTCTTTCGGTAGGGTCTTTTATGTTTACCGAGATTTCTGAAATCATAAAATAGTCATCTGCATAGGAATGATCAATTATGATATTAATCATGGACATACCTCCTTCTTTTGATGGTAGTATAACAGATAAAAAAGTAGGTATGTAACTTTAGTCTCTTTAATAGGTATTACAAAAGTAATACTTTGTATGACAATGTATGAGAAATGTAATACATCAATATAGTTTAAAATATCAAAAATATCATCTCTGTTTTCCTTTGATTTACTTAAATTTACTCCATTTTCCTAACCTGAGAATACGATAAAATTCCAGTTTTAATTTATATAAATTCTGCATACCGATAATTATACGGCACATAGAAAATGGAGTAAGAGCTGTTAAAAAATAAGACTCCTACTCTTACGACGGTTTTCTTCCAACTTCGTCAATTTTAATCAGTTTCTAAATATTCACAAACCCATTGTTTATAGGTATTTCCCATATACCATTTATCACACATTCCACGGTAACATTATTGCCCTGTGCAAGTGTTTCAATATTACCTGTCATTCCCCTGAATGAGTCTCCTGTTTGTCTCAAAATACGAAGGTTGGTTCCAGTTACATTATAGAAGGTGTATTTTAAACCCTTTTTTGCACTTGGTAAATTAAGTACAAATCCACCTGTTGCCCCTTCATTTGAAAATATAGACTCACTATCTCTATCTAGCACATTACTTGTTGTTGTCCTCGGTATTACTTTTTTCTTCGTTCCTGAATAAGTACCGTCAATATCAACACTATACGTTTCAGCACCACTTCCATTTAATACTTTGCTATTTCCTTGTTCGTCTATTTGTTCCCTTTTTACTAATGCGTTATCTATCATATACTGATGTTCAAAGCCACCACTACCAGTATGACTTTTATAACGCCTGACGTGTTTGCTTGTTGTTACTTTGTTAACAAAATAGTAGCTTACCCCTTTAACTGGTAGACTACCAAAAGCATACTCACTCGTGTCATATTCAATAGAAAACATGGTTTCAGCATTAGGAAACTTGGAAATAATGTAATGTGTATCATCAGTATTTGCCCCCATACCATGTCGCCACTTACTAACGCCATTTAAACGATATACGGTGGATGCCCTCTTTTCTGTTGCGTTAGTACCACCCACATTGTCTACGACGTTTGCAGGATGATAAGGAGACAACAACACATTTTCGTTGGCGTTCTTAATTTCAGGGTTACTTGTTTTAATATAAGTTCGTAACTGCGCTGTCCATGCACTGTTTTTAGCGTCATAACGTGAATGGTCGTATATAGTTAACTCATTTGGGTGAGTAAAATTATTATAGTTCCATACCACCCCAAACGGAATAAAAATAGTATTTGGTAGCGTAAGAGCGTCAACAATTGTCTGAATACTTGTTGTTTGATCTGTTACTTCATCTGCAACAACGCCATGTTCGGTAACATTTATCCCCCTATCTTCTAAATTATTTTCTGCTTGCGAAACTCTTCCATCAATATTTGATAGATCTGTCTCAATTTCTACCAACTCACCATTAACACCATCTATTTCTTGACGTATTGTTTTCCCGTTGCTTGCATTTTCGACAAATCTACTGTCAATTTTGTTTATTGTCATTCTTAAAATCACATCCTTTAAATATGCATAGAGTTGCATAATTAATCTGTCTTGATAAAAACCTCATTTTATTGGAAGTTTTGTTATATTTTTCTAAAATTAAGTTGGTATACAAAAAGAAAAAATGCCAACTCGAAAGGGAATAACCCAAAGGAATTGACATTTTTGAATCTAAGTATATTTATTTAATTATGTGTATTTTAATACAGTAGTCTAACTAGTGATTTTGTTTTTGTGTGGGCTACTGTGATAAATACCAATACCCAGCATAGCCTATAAACTCGTATGCTCGGTTTGCGACTAAAGTTAAATCGTTATCTCCTTGTACTGTGCCTCCAACCGGAACAATTAAGCTGTTACGACCCGCCACTATAAATAATTTAACTGTTTGACCGATCCACATGGGAGGCTCAAAAGGTGTTAATGAATCAAGAGTTATTGTTGTTCCTCCAGTCCCTGTATCAATACGAAGTAGTTCACCAGAAGATAGTAATCTCTGATTTAATATTTTACCTCCGTTTGAAATACTAACAGAAGATGTTGAACCCTCGTTTAACTTAGGGGGTGTACCCTTCAATCCTGTTGACGGCACACCTGTAATATCAAACATAGGATCTGCGTAATCGATATTTAACTTAGAACTATCTACTCTTTCAGGTTTTTTACTATATAAATCTTTGATTACCAAAGCAGTCCCCAAATGGCTATCTACTAAGTTAGACCCCAGTTCAATATTCGAAACTCCTCTTGCAAACAGAGAGTGTAGAACTTCATCTGCCTGAATTTTATCATAGGAGAATCTGTATAATTTACTTTCAGTCCCATCTCTAGTTTCAATTCTTATAAGAACTCCGACTCTATTAGTGGTTACCTTACCAATGTCAACATTGCCCTTTTGGTTTCCTTGAATCCTCACTGCGACATTATTAGTGTTCGGGACACCTGTTGGGTTTAAAAAAGTAAAATCAACTTCACCAACTTCTATATTTGCATAGTCCGATTGAATGTAAACTCCATAAAAACTGTCAGAGTTTGTCAGGCTTGGAATTACTCCCTTAATTTTTCCTATCTTATACCCTCTCATGACGTGCTTTGATTCATCTTGAATCCCTTGTTTAGATACAGTAACAAAAGGCCCGTCATTTATACCGTATAATTCTCCGATCTTATTATTCCCACCGAATCCGTTGTGTGAAATAACGGCAATAGCCTCACCTACACCACCCACTTCTTCGACTTTTAGTGTCTCGCAGTTGTAGCTTGCAGAATCGTCAATAGCATGTCGACATCCTTCTGAATAGATGTATTTATTTATACCATGTCGACATCCATGCATGGAAACCCCATATCCTTGCCCACTTCCTGTAGCAATTGGCTTTTTGAAGTAAGAATCGCCGGACTTTGGCAAGTAACAAAATTTAAACCTTACACCATGCCTAACAAATTTTTCTACTGTGATTGCCTCGTAACTAGGCTCTTCACAATATTCAAAATAAACAGCGTGCCAATTGTGTGAAGCGGTAGGTTTAATTAATGGATGACCTATTATTCTAGGTCTTTTGACTGGATTAATCTTCACAAATCTAACCGAACCTGTATTCATGTCTGACTCAATAATACCTTCAATCGTAACGGTTGTAGCATCAATCGATTTGATTTTTAGTATCTCCACATTTACGTCTGGAGTTAAGTCACCAGGTCGTACCGAATCATCAACTAAGTAACCTATATCGCCTGGAAGCAACCCTGTTGAGTCTGACACTTCAAATGATCTATCTCCGAATACTGGATTTCCGACAACAGTCCTAGGAGTTTCTTCCGTACCTCTGAACCCAACAATCTCATCTACATCATTTGCGTTTATTAGCGTACAATCTCGAAACTCTATAGCTAAATCTTTTGTGGCTATCATGTTACCCTTGTAAACCCCAGGAGGAAAGACGATCTTAGAACCTTCACTTATTCTATCGTGAAGGCTATTAAACACACTTGTCATGTCAGTAGCTCCGGTGTTATCTGCTCCTTCAGCAACAATAGAATACTCGGTTATTTGTTTTAGATTTACTTTTTTGTCTAATTCAGCGTCAACGTATTCTTTTGATGCTTTCTCTAACATGTCTGCATTGATTTGATTTATTGATTCATCGTGGCTAGCCAATGTCACACTGTGGTTAGATATAGTAGTAGTATGACCATCAACTGTTGTTTGAATATCAGATTGTAATGGAACAGATTCACTAAAATACTCTACAACAACTTTTGTGCCAGCAGGAACACCTTCACTTAATGTGATTGATTTGCTAGTCGTTTCTTCGTAGTTATCTGGAGTATACTGTCTTACACCTTCCACATAAACTTTTGTTCTTCCTTGGAATTGGTCATAAGTGTAGGTTAATTCAAATAACGATTGTCCCTCGGTTGCTACAAATGTATCTCTTGGCGTTTTAACTGTACCAGTTCCATCATTACCTTTTTTTGCAACTAATGACCAATAAGTATTCTCAATAGCAACAGATGGATCTGGAGGATTATTGCCAATATTATTATCTTGTAATGACATGTAAGAAGAGCCATTAAAAGAAACAATATTATTTTTTTGATATGTAGAAGTAGTGTTGTATATTTCTGCATATTTAGTTTCAGATACTAGGGTGTTCGCATCATTAACAGCTTGTCTTGTTAGATCCCCTTGTGTTTCCGCATATTCTCCTTGTAATTTTGCGTAATCACCTTGATTGGATGCATACATTCCTTCAGCATTGGCATAGTCACCTTGTTCGCTTGCATAGACCGCTTGAGTAGTCGCTTCATTCGCAGCTTCCAACGCTTCCATTGCACCAGAACCAAGCTCCTTTAAGTCTGACTCTATATCTAACAAATTTTGATTGTATGTATTTCTAAACTCTCTATTTAATTCAGTTCCTGTTGGTTTATAAGGATACTTTGTCATCTTTCACATCCATCCTTTTATAAGTAGTAAAATCGAAAATCAAAATCAATTTGAAAATCCCCTATATTTCCAGTAATCTCAAAGTCATTCCATCCTGGGATTATTGTGATCACTTCATAATTTGTATCAGCAAAAATAGACAGACCATCTTTGTCTGCCTTTACTCCATCTAAATGAATGGTTTCCCAAGATTCAGATGTTCCGTAATATGTCCATAAATCATTAGTAGTTAGATTCTTAATAGTTAAATTAGATGACGCACCTTGATATGTTATTTTTAAAGGTAATTCATTAGGATCAATTTCTTTATCACCCGCATTGAATATTCTAAAATTACTGGTTGTATGCAAGTATGTAGGGTTTTCTGTTGATAATCCCTGTCCAAATTGCCACAAACCTGAATCAAAAATAAGTGGATCTTGAGTTGTACCAATTGATTCTGCATAAGAGGAAGAAGAAATTAATGTAATTTCAAATTTTCCTACCAATGCTGTTCTATTTATAGGGTAAGGTGAATTATATTTAACTTTCCATCGTTTAGAAGGTTCAGCATCATTAATTATGTAAAAATACTGTCTACTATCAAAAATCTTAAAAACTTCATTTCTGAAAAGTCTAAAATCATAACCATCAAGCGAAATAAATCCACCAGTTATATCAATCTCCCTACCTTCATAAGTCGTACCAAAATCTAAAAAACCATCCCTATTTGGAATGGTTTCGGTAGTAGTATTTGGACTTGGAGATGATATATTGAAAGATTCAATTATTATGCCTGCTTGTTGCATATCAATCTCTGTACCATCAAATTTTATTACTTTAAAATTACTTAGATTCATCACCTCACTCCATTCACTAAAGCATCAGATTTCATAAGTTTGAATAATTTTGCTGCTAATTTTTCAATATCTTGTTCTTTATTTACATAGAAATTCGCACCATTAAACAATCCTTCATAACTAATATTGTTATGAGTTTGAGTAGTATTGCCGCTACTTGAGCCGTTACTATTAGAATTAGCCATATTAAAATCTGAAGAAATGTTCTTAGGTACTTTTGGTATAGAGACTTCTGACATACGTTGTGAAGCCTTTTTAATCTGGTTGCTAGTTGATTCCATTCCATTAGCTAACCCCTCACCAGTAAATACACCTATTTGTTTAAATACCCGTGAAGGCGAATGTATTCCTAGTAACTTTTTAGCGCCTTCAATTGCACCGCCTACTACATCCTTTACGCTGTCCACAACTTTTGAAGCCATCTTTTTGACACCATTTATTAAACCTTGGATAATGTCTTTACCCATCTGAAGCAAATCTATCCCTCTAAAGAAATCCATAACATTTCCCCAAATTTCTTTTATGGAATCAATCAATGATCGCATTTTTTCAGATATAGAGTCTTTGAAATTTTTAACCTTTTGAACAGCAGATGCTACCATTTCTATAAATTTTCTAATTACCCAATCTTTTATTTTTTGAACAAAATCAGTTACCTTGTCTTTTAACTCTAAAAACTTAGTCACAACTTTTAAAACAAACTCAGTGGTTTTAGCCTTTATCGTATCCCAGTTTTTCCATAAGGCAACACCAATTGCTATGAGTGCCGCTATGACTCCTACGACTATTAGAACAGGAGCAACGATTGCTCCCAAACTAATACTCAATGTTCCTGCAATGGCTATAATTCCACCAATTGCTGAGATTAGAGTTCCAATGATCATTAAGAAAGGCCCAATAGCAGCGACTATACCAGCTATAACCAAGACAGTATTTTGCCCCGTTGGACTTAATTGGTTAAACCAATCTACCAACTCAGTAACTTTTTCGGTAATCTTTGTCATGATTGGGGATAGAGTCTCACCAAGTTCAGCCATTGATTGTTGAAAGTTAGCTGTACTTTCTTTTGATTTGACTAGTTCTTCATTATTTTTTCTATATTGTTCATTAACTTGCGTTAATCCTGTACTTGCTAATGTTTGTAAAATATAGTCTTGAGTCTTACCGCTTTCTGCTGCTTCTGATAGTCCAGTATTAAAGTCATCTAAGTTAATACCCAGACGTTCTAATAATTCAGCAAAGGGCCCGATAGCTTGACCAGTCGCAACAGTCTCCTGAAGACCATCTGCTAACCCTTCAATTTTCAACGTATCAGGAAATTTGATCAGCGCGCCACTAAGTGCTTCAAGAGTAGTAGTCAACCCTTGTTCATCAAAATTAGTAGCTAACAAGTTTGATAGTGCTTCAACATTAGCATCAGCATCGTCTGTTATTCCGCTTAATCTTATAAATGCATCATTAATAGTTTCCGTTTTTATCCCTGCTGTTTCAGCATTTGTTTCAAGTCTACCCATTGCTTGCCTAAACTCTTCAGTACCTTTTGTAGCAAGACCTAACCCTGCGATAAGAGGAGCAGAGACAAATCCAGTCATGGAACTACCAGCGTCTTTTATGCCGCTGCCTATGCCCTTCATTTTGTCTCCTACTTTTCCCAAGTTATCTCCAAATTTATTAACCTTTGTTTGAGTTGTTTTCAACCTATCTTCAAAGTTTTCAAGTTTACTTGAAGTCTCAACTAATTCTTTTTGAAAGTCTCGATATTGCTTTTCATTTATTTCACCTTTATCAAATTGCTCTTGTACTTCTTTTTGAGCTTTCTTTAGGGTATTTAATTTTTCTGATGTCGTTTCAACTTGATCAGATAATAACTTCTGTTTTTGTGCTACAAGTTCTGCATTACCAGGATTAAACTTTAATAGCTTTTCTACATCTCTGAGCTCAGTATTAAGGTCTCTAGATCGCTTGTTAACATCTTTTAAAGCTTTATCGAGTCCTTTTGTTTCTCCATCAAGTTCTATAGTTATACCCTTAATGTTTCTAGCCAATTGCTCACCTCCTAGAAGGAGTCAAAGTCAGACTGTTTAGCCCGTCTTGTCTTTTCTTTCTCCGGTTTGTTTTGTTCGATATATTCATTTATGTAGTCCAAGCACATACCAATTGTCATAACTTCTAAGTCGTCATAATCAATCCCACATTGCTTACACATAAATAAAAAAGAATCGGTAGTAATAAAATCACCATCCGATTCTTGACCATCATTTTTTATTTTTTTTTACCCTCTAGAGAATGGAATAATAACCCCCGTAATTCCCCTACAATCTCAATTATCGGAAATACTTCAAATTCATCCAACCACTCTAAAGGTTCTGGAATTTCTTTATGTGCTGTCTTTGCCAAAGCCCAACAAATATTATAAAAAACTTCCATGTCTAAACTTTTAATATCTTCATAACTTAAATTTTTCTTATTTTTCACTTTCGTTAAACTCTGCATTTTCATTAAATCTGCAAAAAAGTCACTATTAAATTGTTTCTTGTATCGTAAAGGAGTTGAACCTTTAGACTCAAACCTTACTTGTTTACCATCAATTGTTAATGTTTGTTCCATTTGTCTTCACCCTTTTTATTTTATACTGCTGGAGTTTTCACATAGACTGCATCATACCAAGCATCGTAAACCGTTGCAGGAGTTGTTTCTGTTGTTTTTGTCTTAACTGCATAGTCTGTATCTCTAGGACTAGATATGAATGTTAATTCATTAGCGTTAGGCTCAACTGCATCCGTTTTGTAGTAGATCCAACTGTAGGACGGTTGGCATTACAATTAAACAATACATGACGTGTAGCTTTAACGTCCCCATCAAATTCAAATAGCAGTGCAAATGGTTTTGGTTTGGCATTTGTCTTCTCTGTTAATACCATATCCGTATCATCTTTAACCTCACCTAAAGCATCAATAGCGAACTGTTCTGGTATATTAGCAATAGATAAAGTGCCATCGTAACCTTGATTATTAGGTGCAGAATAGAACAACATATCATCTGCATAGAATTCAACCATATCGCCTCTAGGTTCTAGAGATATTTCAACCGCCCCAGGCATTTTTATTGGTGCATCATAAGTAATTGCACCAGTTGCTGTATCTTTTGTAAATGTAGCATAGTGTACATTTTTTAAACCGAAAGTAACTTTGTTACCCATTATATCAACCTCAATTCGTAAGTTTTTTGAAATAGTTTTTCTGATTCAATCCATAACTCTGAAGTTTCAAAAGGAATTTCATTTTGTTCAAATAAATCTTCTATGATTTCTTCAGTCTGTAGATTCTTTTTATTTGTGTATAACTCTACCTGAGCATTATTAACCTTTTTATATACCTTATTATCAGCAAAGAGATTAGAAGAATTGTTGATTAAATAAGTAATATAAGGTGGGTTTGGAATAGGTGAATTGGTTGTTTCAGTGAAATGCGAATAAGCCACAGGAAGCCCTGTAGCATCTAATAAATTCTTTAATTCTAATAAATTCACCCTTTAATCACCTTCTCGACCTTTTTAACATAATTATCAATTGCTTCTTCCTCTGCTGGTTTAATGTGAGGAATTGCTTGAACTCTTCCCCCACCTCTTTTAACATGTCCATTTTCTAATAAATGTGTTAATTGGTAGTCAGTCTTGTTATGTACAACTTGAGCAGTACCGTTCTTTTTTGTTTTCCATCCCTTTGCATAATCACCTGTTAATTTTGGACTATTATTACGTAAATTAGTTACCGTTTCTTTTGCAGTTTCTTTTTTAGCTTCTTCTAGTCCTTCTTTAACTTCATCGGTATATTGAGATAATGCCCTAGCAATTTCTTTTGATATATCATTCATTGCCAACATTCCTTTGACAAGTTAGTTCTATTTCTTCGAAGCTCTGCTTGTATGTTCGAATAATTGAGTAAGTTACACCTTTATACTCAACTTTCTGTTCACCTTCATACTCATAGGCATGTATAATAAACTCAATTTCAGGCTTCATTCCGTTAACAGAAGCATTGTAAAATTCGTTGCTGCCTATTGAATTAACACTACACAAGACTTTTTTACTTGCCTCAACCGGTATTTGATTTCCAAGGTTATCAACATCAATTCTCTCAGATATTAATATTAATTCATGATCATACAGTGCCACTTGTACCACCGCCTAAATGAATCATTAAATTATGTAATCTAAATTGTAAATGTCTTGGCAAACCGGCTGCACTATCTTTGTTTTGGTATCTCCATGTAGAATAATCTACAACGACCATCAAATGATAAGGGCTAGCACTATCAAGCACTAACCCTTTCTCATCTTCCAATTCAACTAATATACCTTTAATAATCTGAGTTAAATAAGTATCTCTAACAGTTGAACTAATTCCTAATCGGCATTTCACTAATTCTAGGATTGTTGATTCATCCATTACTTATCGCCTACTTTTTTACTTGCCCTTTTCGTTTTTTTCTCAACAACCTCTTTAACTAGTTCTCCATATCTTGATGAGTTCATTTCTTTAAAACGTTCTTGGGACACTACAAAAGTATCCCCTGATTTTCTTTTAACGTTTTCCTTTAAGTCTGTAAATGGTTTAATTGCTTTGACTTTCATCAAAACCACTCCCCTAGACTGCTGCTTCTGGAGAATATGTTACATAGAATCCTGCTTCAGCATCAGTTGTTTCTACATCAAAACGTACAAAGCCTGCAAGCAATTGACCATATACATCATTGTCAACCCACTTGACTGAAGCACGTTTACGGTCAAACAACGCCGCAAATGCTTTAGGATCACCAATGAACCCTACCATGTCACCTGCTACAGTTCCAATAACATCATCATCAAGTACAACAACCTCGTGACCAAATAACTTCTTACCAGACTTTACAGTTACATCACTTTGTAGTAAGTATTGACCGTTATTGTCTTTAGTTGTATCTAATTCGTTATATAGAGATGCAGAGATAACTGCTTTTGGAGTGTAAACTTTCTTTAAATCAACGTTAAAAACCTTCTTTAAACCATCAAATCCTGTAACAGCTTTAGCAGTTGCAGTTTTTAGTACTGCTGCAATAGCTGCATTTTTTGTATTTAATTCTTGGTCTTGAATTTCTTCTGCAATCATACCTGTGATATCATATTCTGCATCATCAATAACTTCTTGAGAAACAGGGATATATCCACGGTAAGTTTCGATATCGTAATTAACCTCTGCAATAGAAGGTTTAGCTAATTCTGGATTAGCTGCTAATTCAGCAACAGAAATCATTTTGCTTCCAGATTTCTTGATAATAGGATATTTACCAGACGCACTTTTAACAGGCTTTGTGTTGATTAGTTTTTCTAAGTCAACAACGTCTTCAGGAGCTTTTTGTGGAGTAAGTAATTCTTCAGGAATTAATGCACCACCATCTACAGATGTGTAACCAGCTCTTACATGCTTAGAACGTACATATTCGTTAATTGAGTCTCGAACCTCTAAATTTTCATTACCTTTTTTCATGTTTTGTTTGCCCCTTTTTTCGTTATTTGCAGGTTTATTTGCATTTAATTGTTCTAACTCGGTTTCTAATTCAGAAATTTCTTTTTCTAAAGTTATCTTTTGAGTTCTAAATTGTTCTTGTTCACCTTCAAACTTAGTAACTGCTTCCTCAACTACAGCGATTTCCTCATCAGTTTTTGCTTCCTCTAATGATGTTTCCAACTCTTGTGATCTAGTTGTGAACTCCTCTTCTTTAGATAAAAGTTCAGTAAGTGTATTTTTACGTTGTTCAATCTTTCTTGAAATCGTTAATTGTCTTAATGCCATTGATTAATTCGCTCCTTTAATTTTTGTTTTCTTAATTCAATTTGTTTTTGCTTATGTTGATCAAAGTCTCTTTTTCTGGCTTGTACACCCGTTTCCTCATAAGCCGGGAATGTAACCACAGAAACTTCATGTAGGTCAATATCTAATAAAGTCCACTTAACAGTTCCATCATCTCGCCATTCCTCGTCTTCTTTTCGGATATTAAAGCCAAAGCTACATTGATCTACGTCCCCACGCTTCACACGAGAATATAGATTCATAGCATCGGTATCTTCAGGGTTAATTTTGATACGTCCCCATAGACCATGACTATCAACTTTTAATTCCAATGTACTAGTCTTATTTCTACCTAAGACAAGACCTGTATCATGGTTAATTAATGCTCTAATATCATTTCCTAAAGTATTATCAAATGCGTTAGGTGCAATTGATTCAAAAGCGCCACGGAACAGTTGAGTTTCTTTGTTGAAAACAGCAAAGTATCCCTCAATGTATATATCATTGTCATTGTCACTCTCTGCTCTAGTGGTCAAATCCGTTTCAAAAACACTTCTATATTGTCTTTCTTCAGCTCGACTCATTTACTCACCACCTTTCAGTTTGTTTTGTTCACCTAACTTATTGGCTGGAAGGTAGTTTTCAAGAATAATCAACTCTTCCATTTCTTCATCTGGACTTAACCCAATCCAATCTCTTAATTCATTTCTGCGTAATGCATTCCTGTCTACCATTTCCGTACCAGCCTTTATAAGTTCAATCATGTCGTATGAGTAAAGGCTTCTTGGATTAAATTTGAAATAGAAATTAGGACTATAAATTAGTTTTCTAGTTAACTCTTGCTCAATAATCTTTGCAATTGGCAGTATTGATGTTTTGATAAAGTTGTTAAATTCTTTTGCATCAAATTCACCTACACCAATTAAAAAGGCAGGTGCTCCTAATAGCCCTGCAACTGTCTTTTTATCTAATTCAACTGCTTCATTTAAGGCCAGGTCTTTAAGAGATAGAGGCTTAACTTGATCTATATTTAATAAATCTGCTGGAATTATCCAAGGCTTCCCTGCTTCTGTTGATTCAAGATATTTGTTATAAATGCTATTTCTACCCTCTTCAGATGCTAACTCCAAAGTGTTTGCATCTACTTGAATAATCAAAGATGGTGAGTATTTACCACTCATAAATGCTTTCTTAGTAGATGTTGCCTGTTTTAGATTGTTTGTTATATCTCTCAAATGAACACGATAACCCCTACCTACATAAGGACGGTTAGGATCTGGATTCATAGAGAAGTGAAGCACCTCATCATGACTATATCTCTTTGTTCCATACGTCACGCTATAACCTTCATCAGTGTCGGTTATAGATGTGATATTCGGAGCCAATGGAACTAAGTTTTTAATGGTTCCGTCATCACTGTAAACAGGAAATACAAAACTATTCCCATCACCTTCGCCAATCATTGTGCTTACAATGTTGTACATCCAATTTTTTCTAGTCATTAATTCAAACGGATCTATATCTAATTTTCTTGATAATCCATTTTTCACACGGACATCTCCACCTTCTCTGCTCTCCATTAGATGGATAGTCATAGAAGAAATTAAATCTGCCTTAATGTGTTGAATTGTTTTAACTTCAGGACAGTCTAAGATGGTTCTATAACCGGGTATAGTTAGAGTGTCATATGCAGTTGTTTGAAACCATTGTTCAAAACTGGTTGAACGAGTCTGCCTATTACGTGTCAAGAATCCCAATATTATTCACCCCCTTTATCCTTATAAATGAGTACAGAGATTCCCATAAGTAATAACCCTGTTATGACAAAACCCATTATTATAGAGAATATAAAACACCCTATAGACACAAAAAACACTCCTAACAATAGGAATGCTTCAAATAAATTATCTATAAATCTTTCTTTAAGTTTATTGATTTCATTCACCTGCCTAACTACTTATCCACTTCTTAGCAGTGTTTGATCTTTCTAAGTTAATAATTTTTCGCATAGCACTAAATACCGATGCATCGAACAAATCTATTCTTGAATTATTAGTAACTTTTTCATACTTAATAGCATCATCAGTCATTTCTATACCTTTTACATTCTGTACACAATACTCATACGCTTGTGAATGTAGATAATATAAATTTCCATCTTTTGCTTTCTTCTCAATTCTTCTAAATCCTTGAGTCTTTTTCCAGTGAAGTTGAGGTTCTTCTACAATTGAAAATCTATTACGTTTCATAGATAGATAAAACTCTTCACCGAATTTTCTATCAAAACCAACTTGCTTAATTTTGAATCCTAAGTCACGCATTTCAATAAACCATTTAACTAAGTCTTCATGATTAGTTGTTGGAGTATTTGTCATTGTAAGCCAGCCATCATCTTGCCATCCGAACAGTGGAATACCGTCCTCTTCTGCTTTCTCATGTGCTTTTACAATAGGAAACCATGCATGAGTGATAATGATATCTACCTCTTTTTGTTGGCCTTTTTCTGTAAACTTATAAGTTCCATATAAGGAACTTGCTGATAGATCATAAAGCTTCGCTAAATCCGCACCTCCATACCACTCGATAGGTAGCTGAGCTAATTCCCTTAAATCTAACTTGCCTTTAGAATAACCCCAATTGTAATTTCTATCGGAGGCTTTAAACTCATCAATATCAAACCATGCGTTCATTTTACTTGTGTATATATTCAAACTTTTACTAAGGAAATCTTTTCTTTGTTGAGGGTCGTCTTGTGCATCCTGTGCTTCTTCAAGCATTTCATCTGGTCTAATTGTCACACCGTAGTTTGGATTAGCACGTTCATGCTGAGTCTTATCAGCGAAGTCTACAAATCCATTCTTATCCTCATCTGCCTTTGCTATGAATATAAACATTGATTCTTTCTTAGCTGTTTTTGCTAGTATTTTCTGACAATATTCTAAACGTCTATAACAGAAACTTGTCATATCGTCACCAGCAGTTGTAATACCAATCATTAGTTTATTCGTGTATGCCTTCATAGCTTCCTTAATGATGTTATATTGTTTAGGAGTCTTATAAGCGTGTAACTCATCTGCTATACCCACGTTACAGTTTAATGAATCTTGACGATCAGGATTTGCCGCTAATGCTTTGATATATAGAGAACCATCGTCTCCAAAGTCTTTACTAATGCTATGTTCTTGGTTGTTATCTAGTATTCTAAATGATTCTTTTTCTCCCATTCTCTCTAAGTTAAAATTGATAAAATTAAAACTTTGTAAAGATTGTTCTAATGCCGCACCAACAATATAAATCTTTGAACCAGACCTAGCTTCAAGTAAAGCCATTGCCCAAGATAATGCTGCAACAAATCTTGTTTTCCCATTCTTTCTAGGTAAATAAATAAAGGCTTCCTTATACCTACGGATACGAGTTCCGGGCATAAAAAAGCCTAACAAATTGTATATTATGTATTTCTGCCAAGGTTCTAATAAGAATGGTGTACCTCTTAACGGTGTACCGTCTATTGCTTCCCCTTGGTCATGGACAAACGTTGTTTCTATTGCATCGATAACAAAGTCAGCATCGTCTACTTTAAATTCATAATCATCTCTTTTAAGATCATCAAGAAACCTTTGACAACCTTGTATTTGTTCTTTGTTTGCAAGTTTCTTTTCACTCACAATACTTTCAGCATATTCTAATACTACTTGGTAATTATCTACAGTAGTATTAATCATTTTCTACTCCTCATTAATCTTTCTAATGGTGACTCTTGTTTAGCGCTACTACCTTTACCGTCATCTTTCTTTTTGTTAGATTGAGGATTAAGGCAAAGTCTATCAGAATATGCTAAGTAATCTTTTCTTAAATTTTCTAATGTAGCAACAATAGCAGACTTCTTTGTTCCACCTGCACCTGTTGTTGTTTCGTATTGATAACCACTTTCTTCAAAAAGTTTTTCGGCTTCTAAATACTGCTTAAAAACGTCCACATATATGTCAATAATTGGATTATATTCTTCTTTATAAATTCCAAGACTCTTCATGTCTTTAATTGTTGTATTCCTTATTTGACGCTTAGTCGGTATCTTTTTTGACACACACTCACCACCTCCCATTTCTATCTTGAAAAAAGTTTTCTCAAATAGTCGCTCTATTGGAAAAGGCTACCCCTTCCCGGTACCCCTTAGGGAATAATTCAATCATTAAGTAGGGGGGATATTCTTTCCATCCACTTTAAACCTTTGTCAGTTAATTCATCTGTAATCCTGTCATGCATTTGGTTATGGCATGTTCCACAGAGACTGATCAATGTTCTGCTATCTAGCTTATACTCTGGATACTTATCTAATGGATAGCAATGATGGGCTATTGTCGCTGTAGTAACCTTTCCATACCTCTTGCATTCTCGGCATTGATATTCATCTCGTTTAAGTATATTTGATCGCTTACGTTTCCATTGTTTAGTTCTATAAAAGTTTGCCATTATCCATCACATCTCCATCATGTGAGTGACATCAATCTCTCAAATGTAATGTTTGTTATTTTATTAGGATCGATCATATGGTATATATCATCTACATCGCAGAACCTAATATAATCATTCCCTCTTAATGCTATACTTTCTGCAAGCCCCATAGATAAAGCTTTCTCTTCTCGTACAATTATTTGACCATTATCTAAATAATATATAATCTGAATTTCCTTACTCACTTACTCATCTCCCATATCTCTCGTAATAGTTAATCCTTCAATATTCTTATCGTTTAATTGTTTTACTGCCTCGGTTTGAATCTCACTTTCCGCATTTAAATAAATATAAGTGAATACTTCTAACAAGTTTTTATAAGAGTCTAAGTTTTTTATATCGCATGTTACACGAAAATCCTTTGTAGTTGTATTCATTAAATCTTCTCCCCCTAATATTAAAATTTATCCATATCTGATTGTGTTGCTGATTTTCTTTTTCTATCTCGTCCATGTTTGTATTCCATTAACCTGTCTTGGTTGCCATGTTCAATGGTTGTTATTCCAACATTTTTACAGTCGTTGAGATATTCAATCAGGATATCAGGTAAGGTTGCCTCGACTTCACTTTTATTTGTTTCCCAATCAAATTTAACTCTTACCTTGTCCTTAACTTCATCACCCTTATAAAAAACTCTAGGAACACTTGTAATGTTGTCTAACTCAATAGTTAAAAGTCTACTCATTCACTCACATCTCCTTTTTTAAAGGCTCTATCCATCAAATAGTCAAGTATTGTATATAGGACAAGCATACTTGTAAAGAATAGTCCAATAAACTCCCATGTTATACCCATCTCAATCAGTTTGTAATAAACTACATCAACCAGAGCAATAGAAACAAATACACTCAAAGTAACACCAACAGCTAATAATAAATTTCTAATTATACCTTTCATTCAAGCATCTCCCTTTTTTAAAATTTGACCATAAAAAAAGACACCCTATAAAGGAGTGTCAATTACCAAAAAACCAAACGAAAAAAATGATGAATAATATTGTTATACCTACTGTTATCCCTATTCCCCATGATAAGCAACCTACAACCAGTTTCTTATCCTTTTCGCTTTTAATCGGATTTTGCCATTGATTATCCATATGCACACCTCTTCATATTAACTATCTATACTAAGTATACATGGATATTTCTGTTAAAAATAGTACTATTATTTTATCCGGTAATTTCATCATATTTAAGTAATAATCTAACTAGTCTCTCTATATTTGGTGATCCGATCTCTTTAGCCATTCCTACTCCTTCTACATGTACGGTGTATGGTACGTTGTCATAATTATCTACTAACCTCTTGATGTCTTCCATAGATAATCATCCTTTTATCTATATAATTTGAAATAAGGAAATACTCTCCTATTTTTATACAATGTACAATACGAAGAGGTATCTGAAATTAATCAGATGCCTTCATGTATTCGTAATCCATTTTATTAGCAAGATAGTTTTCAAACGTTTCCCAATCTAATTCATTAAAATTGTATAGTGTTCCATGAAACCCAAACTTCCTTTTATCCCCCGATGGTTCAGTTTTCATAATCCTACTATTATACTCATCTCTAGATGCAGTATGTTGATAATATTTTCTAACTATATTTATCACATCCCTATATGCATTAATATAGTCACTGCCACCAAATTCAACTACAATATCATTAATCAATTCACCCAGTTTAATTACCTGAGATTCTGGCATATAAGAACCGACACCATCCTCTATTTTAAAAAGATCAATATTATATTGAGCAAGATAAACCTGCCTAGACAGAAACCTCATCTTTGACAAGAATTGTTGATTTCCTAAAAATTTATCCAATATAACCAGGGATTCTTTTAATTCCTTATCAGTAGATAAATTTTCTTGAAATTGTTGAGCGTTGTAAAATTCCAATTTAGAACATCCCTTCCATTGTCATTTACTCAAAAATGAGTATAAATAACTATTCGACAACAGAAGGAAATAAACCTCTAATTATGTAAAATTATGTATATATTTAATTATAATTATGTAAGACTAACACTCATCTTCTCATGCAAATGTTTAAAACTCTTTCCATGCACAATATTCCAAATCCCACGATAATCTCTATTGAATGCCTCACAAGTCATTTTTATGAAATCACTAACCTTACCGTCCATTTCTATCCACTCTTCTAGTTGCTCCAAGATTAAACAAACATCTTCTTCACTGATTCTCGGTCTAGGCTTTTTCATTCTCTCAATAGTAGAAGGTTTGTATTGCCCTTTACGATCCGTCATCTGTAAATTACTTATTCCATTTACATGATTTAAATCTTCATCAATATGATCAACTTCAATTCCACCACGCTTAAACATTTCCAACGGCAATCCACTATAACTTGCCATAACAACCCTAGAAACACAATAACCATGTCCTTTATTGTTTTTATCATACAATTTAACATAAACGTACCCATTGTCGTTTGGCTTATTTGAAAGCCACTTATTTGACTTTACCGACCATACACGACCATTAATTGTATCGACTAAGTAATTATCAAATCCTTTACTAGATGGAATGGGAGTTAATACTACGCCATCTTTTTCCACTACCTCATTCTTTCTCTCTTTAATCTTCTCCATTGATCACTTCTCCTTTGATTATTCTTGAATATAAAAAAGCACCCAACCAATGTGGCTAGATGCTTAACAGATATCTTTCAATAATTCTTTTATCTTAATTTCAATTTCTTTACTCGGCTTATATTTTTGCGTGTACATCAAACTAATTAATGATTGGCTCACATTTAACTTCTCCCCAAGTTCTTTTTGGTTCAATCGATTAACTACCTGATAAACTTGTAATTTAGTTATTAAGTCAAGTTTTTCAATGTCTATTCTATTCATAAATAATTACCCCTTCCCAATAAAAATAGCTGAACAATACTATTAATACTGTTCAGCAAATCAAGGGAGAAGTTGAAAAGGTATTAACCCTTCCAATAGATAATAGGGACTTGTCTACAAATTATTGCAATTATTCGTACAATATTAATTGACATTTTTTAAATTTTTATTTATAATATTTCCCTTCGTTTTCACAAAAACAAAAAGGCATCTCCATTATGGAGACACCCAATTTTTCAATCTCTCTTTCTGTCACACTCTTTACAAACTGATTTAAGTCCATTCCCCCTACCAGTATTCTTCTTATTTTTACCGAAGTTTCTCTCACTTGCCACTTTTTCCTTTTTACACTTGGAGCATTTCACTCTGCCTAACTCTTTCACTTCAACCTTGTCTAAGTATGTATTCGCTATTTTCTTACTAATTTGTCTAACTAAAGTCTTTAATTTTGTTTTATTTAATCCTTCAAACTTATAATTGTTATGTAGTAAATTAATGATATATCCATATATATCTTCTCGTTCATTCAATTTACCATTGCTTGATGTACCGTTCATTATGGTATTAATTATTGCAGATTCATAATCTAATAGATTAGCAGCCTTAACTAATTGTCTGAACTCACCTATTAAATGATGTTCGATAAATGAATTACTATTTTTATGTTTATCCTCAATACTTTGGAATAATGGAACAGTATATTTATATCTAATCTTTTTACCATTATCATCATTAACCGGATCAGATGTAAGTTGTTCAATCTTTAATAAGGATTCAATGTGCTCATAATCGCCAAAATCAAACTTTTCTAATAGTTCCTCCTGGTAAAGATTAGTATCATAAGCAATTGCACTACTTCCCTTAACTCTAATAGGTGGTTCTAGCCTTTCTTTCATAACCGTCATCTCATATCCTAATTCTTTAGCAATTCTTTTAGCTTTAAAATATTGACTCAAACCATTGTTTGCGATACCATAAAAATTGCATATATCATTAAATTTATTTTCCAATTCTTGTGGATCTGTTATAGGCGACCAAACCTTATTTCTTAACAATTCCTCAAATTTCATTGGATTCTTTTTAAATTTAATTACTGTTTCTTCACTTAGCCTCGATTCTCCCATTAACCAACGAGAAAAGGCTTTTTCTTTTTTTCTGCGTAATTTATCTTCAACGCCTTGTATGTATAGATTTCTCTTGCCTTCGCTTTCTTCTTCAGTTTGTTCCTTGTGAATACCCAACTCTTTCTCTAGTATTTCTTTAGCCTTAAACATTTCAAATAGTTCAGGGTGATTTTCGAAGTCTTCCGGTTTAATATTCTTATTCCTTAACTCTCTTTTCTTATCCTCTGACAGTGAATAATTAGTAATTAAACTTTGAGCTTCGTCATTTTGAAACCTTCCCACTACATCTTCATGTATTCCATTCCTAGCAGAAGCACCTACATCATCGTCATCGTTTATGTATATCTCTTTCCTTGCATTTCTGTCTTCGGCATAGCTGCTCATGATGGGATACTCTTCATCTTCCGTTGAATCGATAAGGTAATCCGCCATCTTTTCTAGTTGTTGGTTTATTCTTTGTTGTTCAGATAACTTACCATATTTCCCTATATTAGAATAATTGTAGTGATAAGCTTCTGTTTCTATATAAGATTGTAACCCTCTATGTAAAGAACCATTTTCTTTTTCTCCTATTATGTTATGTAAGATTTTATTTCTTTCAATTGCATCATCAACCAAATAATCTAGTTGCTTATAAATATCAGAAACTGTTTCTTTAATATTTTTAGATTGATTTCTTTTTAGCTCATTGCCTTCGCCATCATATGTTATGTAGGTTGCAAATCGATTAAACTTTTCATTCCCTTCTCTTAGATATTTAGACTCTTCATTCTTTTGACCCTTCACTTCAATAAATCTGTTATTCAATATTCATCTTCTCCTTTAAGACTAATTATAATTTGGCTAGTTGCCATAACGTATCAACTCCTTTCATTTCAAATTCAACTTTAATCATTCATAAAACTTATCTATCAATCCAAGCAAATCATCTAAAGCAGTATCAGATATTAAAACCACATTCATTTCCTCTTCTATTTCTGCAGGTATGTATAACAACTTTTCACCCCTAACCTAATATTTCTCTTGACCAAAAATCAACCAATGCATCATCTGCTATTTTATTATCTTCTTCATTGATCGAGTAAGACAAATGGACTTTAATTTTGTTATCAGATATATCTTTTAAATAGATTCTTTCATCATCCAATTTTGTCCGTTCATATACTCGATTGTTGAATATACATTTACTTTTAATTTTTAATCACCTCCTAGACTACTTCGTAATATTGATCTCCATCTAAACCAAATTTATTAAGATCATTTTGCATATCATCACTAATTGGACTTTCACCCCATTCTTGATCTGTTTTAGCATGCTCATCCAAGTTAGCAAAAGGATTGTATTCCTGTTGTTGGGGCTGCTCGTCTTCAACAATCGGCTCTGATTCCTTAACCCCTTTTCTTTTTAAATATTTATCTATAGTTGTTCCATGTACGTCTGCAAAGCTGCTTATAACCTTGATACTTTTTAAAACGGCATGTTCAAATTTGATACCTTTCTTATCATTTTTTTTGACGTATGTAGCAATAAGATTATGTTTGTTTAATTCGATGAGCATGTCTGATACTTTATCCTTGTGACAATTTAAAAACTCAGCCATCGTTTCAATCCTTGCCCATGCCTTTTCTTCTCCGCCATTGGATAATCTCAACAACAATAGGTATAACATCAATTCTCTGGAAGTGAGTTTACATTCATCGTAAATGTAGTTTATCGTTTTATAATTAATCGTTATGTAGAAATCGTCTGGTTTAACTAAAGGATCATCCTTCAACTTTCCTTTATCATCTTTAATTTGTTTTATCTTAGGAACATCCGTGGCTTCCAACACAATTAATTTATCCTTGCCATTCTCAGCATCAAACGTTGACCAATCATCTATTGTATGGTTCTTAATCACCCCAACATCCTCTAACGATTGTAATAATTCAATTAACTTTTTGTATGATAACCTTTTAACCTTATTTATCTTGGTGAATTTGATTAGCTCAGACAACGTAATCCTAAACACATGATATTGATAATCTTTGTAACTATCTGCGTGTATAATTTGGTGATACCTGAAACGGAATAATTGTAAATAAAGATTTATCCCCTCCTCTTTTATTTCCTTATAAATGGATTGACTACCACACTTTTCACCAAACCACAGTGACTTGATTTTCATACTGCTTACACAAAAATTGTTAAATTGCACCTGAATAAATACCTCCATTAATGATTAAATTTTGAATAACATGTAAAGAATAAATAATAAACAACAAAGGGAAGAAGGTTTTGAACTTAATCTTTCAAGGAATTAATCTATAACGGGGAAATTGGTTTTTATTTTCACCGTGAGATATTAATTTAAATTTACTCTAAATTATTAGTTCAAGTTCACTTAATCCCGTTTTTGTCATTAAATTTGGATTTTGGATAATTTGTAATCCTGTTTTTGTCACAGTTTTTCAGACCACTTTTCTAAAAACCTTGATATATCAACATTCTTTGTCGTCTCCTATACATACCGTTTTTGTCACTGATTCTTTAATTTTGGACATTTTGTAATCCCGTTTTTGTCACAGGTGTTATGCAATCGTCCTAATTATTACGCATATATAGTTGTTTTTTCGCAATAAAGCCTGTTAAATCAAGGTTTCATACCGTACCGTTTTTGTCACTGTACTCTTGTAAAGCGTTATCTAATTCATCGGTGATAGGGAATAAATAAAAGTCTTTCCATGTTTTAGGATGGATACCGTGACAGATATAAGATAACGATCTATCACGTTTTAGGAATTTGAGTAATTTTTTATCATAACAGAAAAAATATTGTTTCATTCTTTGGGTAGCACTCCTTTGGGTAATTGTTAATGTTGTAAGATGTAATGTTACATTATGTAATAATAGATGTTGTTATTTTAGTTTTTTTCTAAAATCGTCGTACATTGTTTTATACTCTTGAAATAACTTTGCATTTCCACCGTGATCTGGATGTAATATCTTTAATACTCGTTTAAACTCCTTTTTAACTTCACTGTCTGTAACATTAGACGATAAACCTAATTTTTCACGATAGTTAATGTTGTTTTGTGCAATATTAGAGAATAATTTAGACCAGTCATAGTTAGATTGTTTAGAGCCTTCATTTTTTCTTTCGATAATTAATTCTTCTAATTGATCAAGTAGCGAATCAATCTCATCCTTTGTTGAACCTTTTACTAATTGATTGTCTATTTCTTTGTTAGTGTTAAACAGTCTACCTTCTAGTGACACTGTCAGTTCAATATATCTGTTCATTTGTTTACCTGTTATAGCTGAGTAATTAATTAACAAATCGTAGAAACTTGACCTTTCACGAATCTGTTTGCAATTTCTATAACTCAAATCAATGTCTCTGATTTTATTCTGAACGTTTATAGAAAAAAGAGATAACCATTCAGCTATATCTAAATCCAACTGATACTCTAATTCTTTAAAACATGGGTGTAAGTTTTTGGATAGTCTGTTAACCCTTTTACTAAAATCGTCCTCATAATCTGGAACTTTTTCTTTCAATTCCTTATTTTCCTTTTCCAACTTCCAAATTTTAATCTCTAATTCCGAATTTTGTTCGTAAATTTCATCTATTGATTTACTCAGTTCTTTATTCTCAATCTCTTTATACATGCCTGTCCTTTTGTCTATAAAACTGATTAAACTAGAATAACTAATATCAAATCCAGCTTTACGATATTCTGACCGTGTAGCCTTAATCTCCCCTTCTCTCAGCCATCTTCTAACCGTTTGAATATTATCGGTCACACCTGCCTCTTTTAACTTCTCAAACGCTTCATTTGTGTTCATTTGAATAACCTCCTAAATTTGATTAAATTCTTGATAATTATTTCACTACTTTCAGATAACTTGGTCTAACCTTCTTGATACCAAATGAACGTCCATTATTGTCAACCATATATTCCTTGCCGGTGTGATCCATATATTGTTTGTATGTATTAATTCCTACTTTATTTGCCCATTCTTCAGCTATCGAAGGCTTACCTTCAAATTTCCGAATATTACTCATAATATTTAAACTAGCAACCAAAAACACTCTTACAGTCAAATTGTCATATTCCATTAAGAAGTGAGAAGATTGATCACCTATGATATTATCCATTCCTATTTCGTTTACCGTTTCCATTGTTGAGAAGAAATCTTTAACTCCCCATTTTTCACCGTCATAAGTTTTACGGATAGGAAAAACCGTCATAAATTCTCTTGGAGTCAACCTTTCCACAGACTCTTTAATTACATTAACTAATTGAAAGTCATGCATCGCTCCTTGGTAATCAACAGCTTTATACTTACTGTTTACAGACTTAATACCGTTAAAAATAATCTTCTTTAAAGTGTCCTTATCTATGTTTTCAACATCCTCTGCCGCATCCTTTAACGTGCTTGATAATGCGTCTAAATACAATTCACTTTTACTCATTTAATCTCTCCCTTTTTAAATTATTTTTTGATTCTCTATTGCATTTATCCCAGTAGTGGTATATTATATAATTAAGATAAAAGTTAAAATTAGCCACAAGTATATACATGACTTAATTAAAAGAATAGAAAAGTTAACTCCACCGAATTAGATGGAGCTTTTTCCTATGCATAAATATCCTTAAATTAATTATACATCAAAGATGGTCAAATATCAATACCATATTACTATATAGTTTGTCAATATTTATTTATTAAGTTGTGTTTATGCGCTATCATTAATAATTGTTCTGCATATTGTCTAAGTGCGTTATCATAAACCATTTCAGATTCCTACGTTTTTTCTTTCTTTTTAATTGTCGCTTTGAAAGTATAATGTTTTTTAATATCCATACCGGAATCGAACCTCCTTTAAAGATTTATAGTTTGATCATGAAATCATCTGATTCTTCTTCATAATCCATATCCCAATCTTTCAAGATATTAATAAAAGGAACTTCTACTAAATCTTGTATCTTTTCATACAATTCATTGTGTGTTATATTTGAATTGTCCATTAACGAGATATATCCAACAGTGACAGGCTCTTGAACTACCACTTCAAGGGTCTGTTTTTTATTTGTTTTCATTCCTTCAATAAATTCTTCTAAACTCATTGTTACCTGCTTACGCTTATGCGTTCGATATAATCCTAAGTCCTCTGCAATTACTCCTGTATAAAACTTGTCCATAAACTCAACGAAGTCCTTATGCTCTTTGATGAGGAACAAAAATTGCCTCTGATGATCTCCTTGATTGATTCCTAGTTCGGACATTGCTTCTTCTACTTTAAAATTCATTTTTCTCTCCCCTTGTTCACGTTTTTTTATTTTAAAATTTTTGTGAATATCTCTTAAAATTACTAAAGACGCTACCCTTAATAAAAAAGGTAACGTCTTATTAATTATGTAAGTCTAGGTTGTTTAACCTACTGGAGGATCAGGATCTTTTTGTAAGCCAATATTTATTACAGTTTTATCACCTTTGCCTACTGGTGGATCTGGATCAAGAAAACCAAAGCTTATGATTAATGCAAGAGTACCTAACAACAATAAACCTTTTTTCAATTTTATCACCCCCTTTCAATTTTTGGAAGATTAAATATTATTTACCATTGATTTAACTAGGCTTGTTTTTATTCCCATGTCCAACAATGCCTGTTCAGGAAGTTGAGCAAGGAACCTATCTTTGTTGTTAGTAAATCTAGATAAAGATTCCAACAATAAGTATTGATCATTAGATTGAATCCCTTCTAGATACAAATCTAAAGCATCATCATTATCACGTTCAAACTCATTGTTTAGATTGTTAGACATAATCATGTTTAGCTTATCAAATCGTAAATGAATATCATGGACAACCTTCTCAGAATATGCTTCATTAAAATACTTAATTGACACATTGGCATAGTGATTCATTTTTAATTGAGAGTCATTGAAATAAGACAGTGCAATAACATGATAAGCGAATGCTGTATAACTAATACCTACGTCTGAATCAATTATCTTAAATGCATACTTACGTGCTTGTAGCGGTATGTTTAATACTCTTAAAGATATGTGCGAATACATTTGATACATCCTAGCCTGGTATGATGATTTAATGTAGCCGTCTTCTAGTTCATCAGATTTTAATTTTGCTAAGTTGTAGATCTGTTCAACTAAGTCAAACTTTTTTAGTTCATAGAAGTGATACATTTGCATAATTTGTTTGAATAGATGTAGTTCAACATTTTTACTATCTGAACAGATAATTGCATTGTACATCTCATTACTATTTATTGAACCACTTTTCCACTTAAGATGAGTATCATAGATGAATGACCATTGATTTAATTCTTTATTACTGTAACTATTGCTTTTATTTATCAATTCTTTTAATCCGTCAAAATAATGGTGAGTGCTGCAGTACTCCATTGCGACTTTAATGTGTTTTGGCTTGTCTATTTCTTTACAATATTGAACCATAAATTCTTCTTCTTTTTCTGGAGCCAGTAATTTAACAATATCCAAAACCAGTTCAACTTCAATTTTCTGGCCATCTAAAAATTTGAAGATAGTTCCCTGTGAGCAATTTACTTTTTTGGCAATCTCTTTGTATGTGTAATCTTTTACTTCCATAACGTTAAGTAAGTGTCTTCTCATCTATTGCAGCCCCCAGTCTTAATTTAATTTTAAATTATTCTATCACTAGCGTTTATTAATTCATTCCCTTGGTAGTAGTCAGTTGCAAAGACAACTCCATCTTTACGCAATGATCTCTCAAGGTTGCATAGTTTATCGAAGTCAGTAAATACCCAAGACTGATATTCCCCGTTTTCGTCATAATACCGGATGTTCCAACGCTCCATGCTACTCACTCACCTTTGCTAATAATTTAGGCATTAATCAAAGTTAAGTAAAGGAACAGTGCTGCTAATATGCCTAGTGATATATAAAATCTGTTTATTGTTTTCTCTTGCATTTATTCACCCTCCCAAGTTCTAAAAGTTCGACTTCTTGTATATTATAGTATTAAATATCGAACAACAAGTCAATGCTTTTGATACAACTTATCGAACTTTTTTTAAAAAAATGATATAATCATATCAAATATAAGGGAGGATCTAAACTTATGGTAAAGAAAGAAAGGCGTAAAGCTACTACAATAAAAATCAGTTACAAACCGTTTGAAAAAACATTGATTGATAAGGATAAAAAGAAAGTTGATTTAAAAAATGATTTAGGCATTTCACCTTCTACACTTCAAAAAATGAAACATGGAGAGTACATAGCCTTAGATGTAATAGTGTTGCTTTGTGAGTACTTAGATTGCGACAGTATATCCGATATAGTTGAAATAGTGCCTGTTGATGACAAGGAGATAATAATTGAACAATAATATTAAACCCAAGATATCTAAGAATGAAAAAGGAGAATCCATTATCTACATTCCTGGCATAGGAACATTTTCTGAAGTGGGTTCACCCAATATTGAAAAGTTAGTTCGACTGCTATTAAGACATGATGAAATAACCAGTAATTAGCCTTCATTTAACCAGTCATAGTAAAGCGTATTTGAACTATTATGTACCTCAGAACGCTTTATTTGATGGAATACGTTAATTAGACCACCATAAAAATATTGATTGAATGTGGTACGGATATAACCGTTCTTATAGGCAAATACTGTAGTCTTAAATACTTTAATTACTTGATCTACATAATGATTAATAGGCATACTTAATCTAGCTTTGTTATAAGCTATTAAGACACGTTTCCACAATCCATATACTTGTGACGGATTAAAGAATGATTTTGCTATGTCAATAAATGATTTATTAACGTTGGTTGGGATAAAAGACGAATCTAACAGTGACAAGTTGTCCCGATTCAAAGTTGAATCCGGCTTTACGTTATTACTTTGTTTAGAAATGTTTATACTCTGCTTATATTCTGTTTCACTAGAAAATTTTGTCCGTTGAGATCTACTCTCTGTAGGTTCAATCACCTCATTATCAGAGTGACATTCAGAATGACTTTCAGACTGCCACTGTTGGATAACAAAGATGTTTGAACCTTGCTTACCTGTATTTTTTCTTGTTTTAATTTTTTTGATAATCCCATAATCAACTAATGAATTAATCGCTCTTATAACTGTTCTGGGGCTTATAGAGAGACGTTGTGCGATTGTAGCATATTTACTAAAGCTAACACCTATAAACTTTACTGAGTGTTGCTGTAAGTCTCTAAGGACTTTGTATGTAGATTCGTTGAGGTCAAATTTGTGATGTTTAAAGAAGTTATTGATATTAGTATCCATTGATTTGATTGAATTAAACGAAACTTCATTTTGAAGTTCTCTGATATTTAACATGAGTTTCTCCCCTTGAACCGTCCATTAGGGAAAATTAGTCATAACTAAATAAACGTTTGCCAAAACGCTTTTTTTCGATTATAATATTTGTAGTTGATTAAATATTTTGACCTCTACGCCAATAGAGATTAATCGAGTATGACTATCCTTTTATGGATGGTCTATTTTTTTGTTTAATTTTATAAATCCAAATTATTTAATGGTGAATGCCTCTGATAATTAAGTCTTATTTCATCATCTGTAAAGTCCAAGTAAGCCCTAGCCGTTACTTCTGCGGAAGAATGTCCTAGAATTCTGCTTAGTGTGGAAAAATCTCCTTGTGATCCTTTTCCACTACCTATTCCACCTGTCAAATAATACTTAGCAAATGAATTTCTCAACAAATGAGGATGTACATTTATATTAACTTTTTCCCCAACCTTTCTTAATGACCGTTCAAAATTTCTAACGTCTTGTTTAGTTCCTCTAATTGTTGGAAAAAGATAATCACTATCACTAAACCTATCCCTGTATTGAATCCATCTTTTTAGATCTACATTCATTTTTCGAGAAAAATAAACATACCTCTCCTTGTGATTTTTTGGATTTCTAACGAGTAATGAACTGTACTTAAAATCAATGTCATTCGGCATTAATTCAACACATTCTCCAGCCCTTATTCCAGTGTCAAGACATAACCTTACTTGAATCCACAGCCTATACTCATGAAATTTTGTAATGTCCATGGTATTTAGAAGCCTTTTTATTTCCTCAGGTTTCAATAGTTGTTTCTGTTTCCGTGTAGGCTTAATATTCTCGATATTTTCAACGGGATTTCTGACAATTTCTCTTTCCTTATATAAAAAATTAAAAAATACCTTAATGTTCCTTAAATAGTTTGCGATTGTAGTGTCTGAAAGAGAGTGACCCAGATCTGTTCTACGGTCTGGATAGTTTATTTTCGAATAATGACCATTAGATACAACAGTATATTTGCCCCTTTCACGTAAATATTTAATATACTGCCTTATATGACCACTTCTAATTTCATTTACCTCAGTTATTTTGTGTTCGTTTTCCAGATACAACTGAAACAAACGTATTGTTTGTTCGTATGATTTTAGACTCTTGCGACTTAAATTTTTTGAATCGCAATAAAGCATAAAATTATCCAAGTGAAATTCAATATTTTTCACAACAAAAAAGCCTCCCATCCCATTGTTTTTTACACAATGAATAAGAGACTTTTTAGTACAGTCAACCCTAAGTTGTTTATTGGTACAAAACAATGTTAGTTGGTCAACTGTGTCACGATTTTCATTTACATAAACCTTTATAAACCTTACTCCCAC